GTGCGCGCGCCCAGCATCAAAAACATAACGGAGGACGCCCCATCCAATGCCCAGATCTCGTCCTGACATCTCGCTGCCGCTGTCGCTGGCTGAAACGAGGCGAAAAAACACACTCCGCCTCCTCAAAGCAGCCGAAGGAGCCGAGGCGTGGACAGCGATCACCGGGCTGGTGCTCCAGCTTCGCAAGGCGGACGAGGAGGTGGCCAAAGCCAAGGCCGCCGACCTCGCCGCTCGGGAATCGACCACCACCCTCACCCCAGAGGCCGCCGCGTCCCGCCTGGAAGAAATGGCAGCCCAGGCCCCACTGCTGGTCCAGGCCCGGATCTTCCGCCGCCTGCTGGAATCCCACCCCGACTGGATCGAAGAAGGAGCGTGGGAATAATGGTCGCTAAACGTTCGACACTCGAAGATGTGGGCGCCGGCCTATCCGCTGGCTCCCTGGACCTCGCTGCTCTCACCGGTCCCCAGAGCGCGTGGCTGAGCATGGGCTCTCCGCTCGACCCCGAGGCCGACGGGCGCCCCCTGCTCTGGCTGGGCGCCAACCAGATCGGCAAAAGCTTTGCTCAAGCTGCTAAAGTCCTTCACTTCGTTCGCGCGACAGGGCCTTACGCCAGGCGCAAACCGGGTGCCGTGCGCGTCGCGGTGATCTCCATCAGCAAGGAGCAGATTGAACCACTTATGGGGAAAATATGGGATCTCCTGCCCAAGGGCGTGAACTCCAAGGGCGACCTTGTGGCACTGGAAGCGCCGGATCTCCGCTTCGAGCCGGGATTCGGTTTCAGGGGCAAGCCTCCCCGCATAAAATTCACCTCCGGGCCGGGCAAGGGCTCGGTCGTCATCTTCGCGACGTACCAGCAGGGCTCCTCACGTATCGCCGGTCTTACCGCCGACGTGGTGCTGCTGGACGAGCCCCCGCCGGAATCTATGTGGGGGGAGGTCTGCCTCCGCGTAATGAGGTTGTCCGGTCAAATCTGGATTACGATGACCATTACTCCAGACAGCCCCCCACAGGACTGGCTACGGACCAAGGTAGACAGCGGCCAAATCCGCTTTATGCAGACAGCGCTGACTGCGATCAACGTCAAGCCGCCCGGCCTGCCGCCCTTCCTGTCGGCCGCCAAAATCGCCGCCATGCGGGCGCAAGTCCCCGATGCTGAGCGTCCTCTCCGCTTCGATGCTGCGTGGGAGGGGGCGACGGTGGAACAGTGGCTCAGCGCGTGGTCTGGTGAGCTGGTCGGCCCCTGCCGCCCGCCCTCCGGCGCCCGGCTGATTGTGGCGGGCGACCACGGGATCAGGCCTGGCCGGCAGGGTGCCGCGCTGATTGCTTACGTGCTGACCCCGGTGCCTCGGTACTGGCTGCTGGGGGAGGTCTGCTGCGACCCCAGCAACCTCAAGCCGACCACCAGCAAAGAGGACGCCCAGAATGTCAAGAACATGCTGGATGTATGGGGCTACTCCTGGAACCACATTGACGATTGGGTGTTTGACCGCGCGGCCGACGCCTATCGGCAAGAGGTGAAAAAAAGCAATAAGCTCCTGCGTCTCCACCTTGCCGAAGTCTACGGCGTGGAACAGGATCGCTTTCCCCGCCTGGAAGTCCCCTACAAAACCGGTGGCTCCTTTCTCCAGGGGTTCTCCCTGCTCAACTCTATTTTTTGCGCACGTCAAATCACGGTAGACCCGCGCTGCGTCGGCTTCGTCCGCTCCTGCCAAAAATGGAACGGGGACAAGCGGTCACCCCTCAAGGATATTCTTGATTCCGTGCGCTACGGGCTGGAAAACACGACAAAAACCAAGCCCACCTCGGTTGTAAGTCTCCAAAAAACGAGGTAGGCTCATTCATGGCTTTTCCACCTCCCCCCTCCGCTCCCGACGCTGAAACTGCCGACCGCTGGAAAAGTCAAAGCACGATGCTGTTGCTTGTAACGGAGCAATATGGCAGCGACCCCAACGACGTGGTTTCGGCCTGGATGCAGCAACACCTGGGCGTAGCCGCCGATATGGTCGGTCCCGCCGACGTTTCCGCGAATACGCTCCTCTCCGCCGCCTCCCAAATGTCGACGCCCGGCCTGTATGGGCTCGGTGAGCCCTCGGTTACCCACCTCGACCCGTCCGCTCCCGGCCTGCTGTCGTGGATCAATAAGGCAGGTCTATGGTCGAAAATGCAAGCAGCGCAGAAAATGGTTTTCGGCGTCGGGGATTGGGTGCTGGCATATGAAGTGGAGGGGCAGAATTTGGTGATTCGCCCGGCGTACCCGCATCGGCTGTGGACTCGGACGGATACGGTAGATGCCTCCCGGCTTCTGGAGCTCCGTGAGCTTCGGTTCTGCCGCATCCAGCCCGGCTCCACCGAATACGCCTGGTTCTGGTTCTGCTGGCGCGTCGACGACACCCCCTGCCAGTGGGTTATGGACTCCGAAGGCCGGCTATGCTCCAACCTACACCTCCTCGTAGGCGCTGACTACGCCCCTGCCGACGGGCTTTCCGGCGACTCGTATCCCTACCGGTATGCCGATGCAACGCCGTTTATTCCGTTTCAGTTCTACAGCGACGCTGATACGGGCAGCTTGTGGAACCTCAGCGGGCGACGTGGCGCCCGGGTCGGCGCCCTGAATTGCATCGTGCTCTCGACCTACGGCCTGCGCGCCGCCCTCTCGGCTGCCGTCCCCCCAATGGTGGCGATCAACCTTCAGAAGCCGGCGGGCAACCAGCGTGGGCTGGCCCAAGGCACGATCAACGGGGAGCCATCTTCGTCCGATTCGATCCCGGTTACCCCTGGGTCGATCCTCTTTCTTCAAGAATCGCCCGACGCGAAGGGCTCCCCCTCTGTCTCCGTCCCTCAGGGCGGCGCAAATCTCCAGGCGCTTGGCCAGTATATCGACGGCTATGTCCAGGGGCAGCTATCCCGCCTCGGTCTGGCCGGTGATCAGGTCCAACGGAACACTTCCAATCCGACCTCGGCCGGCGCTTTGTCCATCACCCAGGCGGCAAAGCGAATGGTGGCCGCGATGGTCGCCCCTTTCTTCCGCCGCTGTGACCTCGCCGGCATCAAAAAGCTGTCCGCCCTGGCCAGGATTGCCGGCGTCGGCGTTTGGCCCGAAGAGGGCTGGTCTATCTCCTACCAGCAGATTCCCCTGTCCCCCGACGAAGAAGCCGCCCAGCGCGAGCAGGAGGACCACGACAAGGGCCTCGGTCTGGTGTCCACCGTGGATCTCTGGCTGCGCCGCCATCCTGGCCAGTCGCGAGAGGAGGCAGTGCTGCACCTCCGCCGGGTGCGGGAGGAGGAGGCGCTACTGTCGGCGCTAATGGTGGCCCCCGGGATGCCGGATGAAGCCACGAACGAAACCGACCTACCAGCTGAGGATGACACCTCCGAGGAGGCCGAAGCTGAGGCCGTGGCCACGGTAGAGGCCGAGCTGGTCGCTCTTGAGGATCTGTTGCCGGTGGATGCGGAGGGCGTTGAAATAGACGTTCCCGCCATCCGGGCGTCCATCGCAGATATTCGGCAAGCGCTGGGCATCAAGTGAAAGATTCCTGGGTGCCTCCTCCGTCCGTTGCTGCTGCCGCCCGACGCGGCATGCAACTGCGCGCCGACCAGACGCCCTCAAATCGGGGTGGTACGGCCGTCGGAGTGGCGCGGGCGCGCGATCTTGCAAACCGGCGCCCGGTGTCTCTGTCGACCCTCAAGAGAATGGCGTCCTTTTTTGCTCGTCACGAAGTCGATAAAAACGGCGAAGGGTGGGGCAAGGATTCCAAGGGCTATCAGGCTTGGCTGCTCTGGGGTGGGAACCCTGGATGGGCTTGGGCCAAACGAATGATCAGTTCCCAGCGGAGTAAACAATGAGTGATTTTCAGTGCCCACACTGTAGCAAAGTAGTCGACAACGTAGTGCCTAAGTCTGTTTTTGACGAGCGGGTCTCCAAGCTTTCCGAAGGAAAAAGAGCAGCAGAGGACCGCGCCACCAGAGCCGAGGGTCTTGCCAAACAGGCCGCCCCGCTGGCCGCCAAAGCCAACGGCTACGAATTCGACTTGGATTCCCTGGAAATGCTCCAGGCCCGCTACGAAAAAGGCCAGAAGGCCGGCTATGAATCCGACTTCGCCTCCTGGCTGTCCGACGCGGAAGGCGCCGGGAAAGACTCCGTAGCCTCCCGCTTCCGCCTGTCGACCCCACCGCCGCCGCCCGCCGCACCTCCGAAGGCCGACGCGCCCCCGCCGCCCGCTGCTGCCCCTCCCGCGTCCAAGCTGCCCACCACGCCGACCACCACGTCAACGCCGCCCATCGTTCGCATGACCGAGGAGCAAGTACGGACGGTAAACGCCAAGCTTACCAGCGAATACGCCACCGCAGCCCCGGAACGTCGGGCAGCCATCAAAGCAGAAATCTCCAAAAACCGGGAGCAGGTGGGCTCCACCGGTTGACGCCGCTGGCCGGCTGTGGTAGCTCTGAGACATCGCCGTTGTCTCCCGCTCGGGTCGCTCCCGTAAAAAGCGAGGGGGACGGCTGCCACATATCGCGGGCATCGCCTCGACGGCGTAAATCTCGGGAGCCCAAAACCACGTTTCAACGAGGACTCCCGAAATGTCTACGATTACTTCTCCCGCAACTCAGGCCCAGGGCGCCTCTTCCGGCACCCAGTATTCATTCCGCATCCAAGAGGACCTGCAACTGGCCCTTATGGATAGCCTCGACGTGACTCCCCGGATGGGCGCCGCGATTGACGTAACCGGCATGGGCGCGCTCACGATGCGCCTCCCCTTCGGCAACGTCATGGGCATGAGCAGGGCGATGTCGGCAAGCGGTGGGGAAACCACGCTGAACGCCGCCAGTTCCTTCGATATTGGCTACTCTGCCGTGTCGGTCGGGCAGTATGACCTGAGCTACACACAGTCCGCCCAGAACCGCGTGATCGGCCTTCCCGGCGCCACCGTGAATCTGGAGACCCTGGCCGCGCTGGTCCCCGCCAACTTCGTCGCAACGATCCGCTCACTCTACTGCGCGGCCGGCGGGGCCATCAGCTACGCCACCGTGGGCAGTACCAGCCTGGAATTGAACGCGGACGACCTCTTCAATATCAGCTACAAGGCCCGCCTCCGGCTGAATAGTTCTGACCTGGGTATTCCCTGCGTCACGATCACTCCGAAGAGCTACAACAGCGGCATCGCCAGCCTCCGCAGCGAGCCCGGCTTTCAGTTCAACCTCGCGGCCCTCCTGGGCGCGGCGCGCTACACCGGGATGCAGCGAATGGCCGATCCCTTCGGCCTTGGCTACGATGTCCAGATCACGACGGACGTAGGCGCTTCCGGCGGTGCAGACCTCGGCTTTTGCGTCTCCGATGGTGCGATTGCTCGGGTGAAGGCGTCGCCCTCCCGGATCATGCTGCCCAACGCCGTCGAGCCAATGTACCTCGATGAGTTCGGCCTGGTGGTGTACAAGCTGGTTCAGGCGCTCAACTCGGCGACCTTCGGGATTCAAGTCCTGGGGTTCCTCGGCGCGACGCTGAAAGACCCGCTTGTCGGCATCCAGATCCTCGTCAACACCAAGACCCCCTCCTGATAGGTAGGTTCCATGCCCGTTCCCAGCGACAGTTACACCCTATCCCGCCCATCGGAAAGGCCCGAAACGGCCGGCGCCGTGATGGGCCGGATTAAAGACGCGTTCCGCGTTCGCCTCGACCCCAGGCAGATCGACTACTACGATCTGCGTAAGGCCTCCGAAGCGGCGCTGAAGAAGGCCGGTATTGAGCCAGGAATCTACTGGCTCCCCCGTCCCTACGAAATGCCCGCGAAGCCGGGCGTGAATGGCGTCTGGTGCGATGTCGATGCAGGCTGGAAAACGGAGGATATCCTTACCAAAGGGTATCCAACGCTGACCGACGAAGAGCGGGCGGCGGGCGTGGTCCTGCTGGATGCGTGGGATGAAGTGCCGGCGGAGTTCTGCCCGGCCAAGGTGCCTCCCGGCCCCCTGCTGCGCTACGTGGCCGTCCGGGGTGGGCGCTACTACCACACCCCCTTCGGCGGTTTGCGCGTGACCGATCCGCGTTCCGACGCGGTGGAGACACATGATCGCGTGCTCCAAGGCTGCTGGCTGGCCTGGATGATTGCGCAGGGGAAGGCGGCTTCCGCCTCCGAAACCCAGGCAAACGTAGCGGTCTCCGACGCCAGGAACCGGCTCAACCAAATCTCTATGCTCCCCGGTGTCACTGCCGAGTCGCACGTCCTGATCATCGCCAAGCAGCGCCTCGCCGACGTCGAGGCCGCCAAACTGGTGACCCGTGCCGACTGAGCACGACGCCCGGCGGGCCATATCCGAGGTTGCCAAAAACCTGCGTGAATCGCAGGCAAAGGCCGGAAACCACATTTCGCAGGAAGCGGCTGAAAATCGCGTTCGCTCAGCCGTTGTCCGTGATCTCCATCAAGAAAGCGAGCGGGTAAAGAGGTAGTCGTGGCAAAGCTCTCGGGGTATCTGGGCAATTCTTTGGTTCGTTGGGGCCGTCAAATCGTGCTGAATGTCGGCACCTCCGCTGGTGTGGTGTCGTCCACCATTTCCGCTGACGCGACGTTTGACGAGTCCAGCGCGATGGTCAGCGCCGTCAACGGCGGCGCGGCCAGTCGCAACGTGACCGCTCTGGCATCCTGTGAGATTGTCGGCATGGTAAAGGCGTTCTACAACGCCGGCTCCACTGACAACCTCGTAGTGCGCTCCTCCACACCGGCTACCCTGGCCACCGTCAAGCCGGGCGATTGGGTGGTGCTTTTCCACAATGGCTCCGCATGGTCGGTCATGTCGACCGTAGCCGCCGCCAACGCCCTTGCGACCATCCTGAGCACGGCAAATACTTGGTCCGCCGCCCAGAACTTCGCCGCCGCCGTCACTTCGACGTCGACGATGACGACCACGGGCGGCGTCGCAGGTGGGACCGTCCGCAAAATCGGTGGTCCCGTCCACATCAAGCAGACCACGACCACCGTCTCTAATACGATCACCGAATCGGATTTAGGCACCCACACCCTGGAAGCCAGCTCGATCGGCCTTGGGACTTTGGTCGAAATCACAGCGACCGCACGTATCACCGGGATCACCAGCACCCCCACCCTCAATCTTAAGCTCTATGTTGGTAGCACGGTCTTAGTCCAGACGACCGCCGTGGCCGTCCTGGCTAATGACTACTACCAGATGACTTTCCGGTTGGTAGGGCAGGCCGCCCCCGGTGCAGCGGTCGCAGTATCGGCCAACGGGACCGTCACTGCCAAAATTTCCGGGGTCGTCGGGACCACCGTGAGCAGCGTCACGCCGCCCACCCTGGCCACCAATGGGACTTTGACAGTCCGCCTCGCCGCCACTTGGAGCGCCGCTTCGGCCAGCAATACGGTTCTCTGCGATGACTTCGCTGTCAAGGTGACCGGCTAATGACGCCCACGGGGATCACCACATACAGCGCGCGTGTCGCCTATCCGAGTCTGCTTGTACTCGGCCGGGATACGGTGGTGCAGCTCCCCGTCTACCACGACGGGGCTCTGGTGGTGCCTGCCTCCGGGACGTATACGCTTGTCGCAATCGGCGGAAATTCTATCGTTTCCGCCGCCGTGTCCATCGTTTCCAGCGTCGCGACCTACACCATTTCGGCGGCCACCCTCGCGAATTCCTTACCGCTGGGAGAGGGCTACGTCGAGGTGTGGCTGCTCTCCTTCACGGGCGAAGCCGCCGCTCGCGAATTTCGCCGCACGGCAGCGCTGGCAAAATGCCCGGTGTTCCCCGTCGTGACCGACCTTGACCTGATCGGCGAGTATGATGCCCTTGCCGATCAGCGCACCGGCCGCATGGCCAACTTCCAGGGGCCAATAGATCAGGCATGGAAGGTGATAATTACCCGGCTCATCCAAGAGGGCCGGCTGCCCTACATGGTCCGCACGCCCGATGCGCTGCGGGAGGCCCATCTACACCTCTCCCTCGCCAAGCTCTTTCAGTCGTTCGGTCTCAACGCCGATGGAAACCACTGGCGCGAACTGGCGAAGATTGAACAGGAGCGCTACGAAAAATCGTGGGCTGCGTCCTCGGTCCAGCTGGATCAGGATCAGGATGGGCTGGTCGATAACCCGTTTGCCCGCGCATCCTCCTCTGGAGTGGTCAGCCTCAACGGCGGGCAGCCTCGCAATATGGCGCGCAATTTGTTCAGCCGGTACGGGCTGTGACCCCCTACGCCGTCCGCCAAGCGGTCACCACCCGGATCGCCGCGTTGGCGGTGGACGCCTCCTATTCCCAGAGCGCCACCGACGCATGGACCCAGGGCGCGGTCCCGCTGATTCCCGAGCTCACCCCAGAGCCGGCGGCGCACCTGTCCTTTTTCGTCGACAACCGCAGCCTCAACCTCACCCGCTCGCGGTCCAACGCCTATGAACTGCTTTATGTGCAGTCAACGTGGACAATCCGGTTCCTCTCCCGTATGCGCCCCGCCGACCGCGTTGGCGATTGGGACAAAGCCAACGCGGCGGCGGTCGCGCTGTGGAAGTGGCTTCTGGTTTCCGGGTGGACAACCGAGATTGGAATCACGCCATCCGACAACTTTTCAACAATACAGGTTCTTGGCGACTTCCTCGCCGTGTCCCTCAATTTTGATTTTACCTTTGCAACTGAGGCGGTCTAAATGGCTCACGGCGTCACTACTCGCAGGTATACCAGCGTCATCCTGAAGGACGGCGCCGGCTCCCCCCTCTCCCGTACCGCAGGCCCAGGCCCCGGCGACTTCAAGTTCTCCACTGTCGAGAACGGCAACTATGCCGCGATCAAGGTGCTGGACCGTGGCCAGTTCTACGAGCTTGTCCCGGGCGACGACAACGAGATCAAGATCTCGGGGAGCATCTACGTTGACGGCGACCAGACCGGCTCCAGCGTCATGGACGCCGTCCTCAAAACGGGCGACTGGGTAGCGGCCACTACGACCGACCCGGGCGGCGTTGTCTGGGCGTTTACGTTGGTTATTACCGAGTCCTACAATGGCGTGACCAATATCTACACCTGCTCCAAATGTCGCGGCATCGCGTCCTGGGCAGAGGCAGACTCCGGTAACAAACTGGATTTTGACATCACCTGCTACGGCGGCGTTGTCCGCACCTGAGAGCACTATGGTCCCCCTTCGGTCCCCAGTACCCGAAGTCCGCTACACCCTCGCCGGCCTTTACGGCTATTCCAGCGTCCCCGACCGGGTGGCGCTCCAGGCGCTTGCCCTGGCCGTGGCCTGGCCGTTTCCCCCGTGGGAATCGGCGGCTCAGTTGGGGGTCGACCGCGCATCACAGGAGGAGCGGGAATCCCGGCAATTCCTTCACGTTGCCCGGCCCGAAGAGGTGTCCAGCGCTCGGCAGTCGCTTCTGTCGGCGCGCACGGCGCTTCAGAAGGCACAGGCCGATCTGGAGGCTGCGCGCTTCGCCTTCCGCGATGTGCATGGGGACGCCCGGCTGGCAATGGCCCGGCTGGCCGAGGCGGGCGTAGCGCCGGCAGTGTGGTCGGATGTGGGCGCGCAATTGCTGGCCGCCTGGACCAGCGAGCTTATGCCTGCCTCCTCCGAAGCGGTGGCTGAGGCTCTGACTTTTACGCTTCCCCCGCCGGCTCTCATGTCCGACGGGGGCTCCATCTCGCCCACAGGTGGACCGGCGATGCGTTAAGGTGGCTGCGCCTCTCCCCCTGGGAGAAGGCGGCGCTCCAAGCTTTGGAACTGGAGGGGTGATGCTGGAAGGGACCGCAAAATTCTGGGCTGTACGCAATGCCTGGGCGGTTGCCACGGAAGCACGCCAAGCCGCGTCTCCAAAATCCAAGGGCAAGGGCCGGTTTCGGAAGCTCACCCTTGCGGAACAGGGCCGAAAATGGAACGCGAACGCCAGTAGGTATCTGGCTAATCGCCCCTCGGTCCTGGCTGCCTCCAAGGGTGTCAAAATCCAGGCGCCCGATATGCACCGTGCGACGCTGGCGCTGCTGGATGCGCTGCCCGCTCAGCTTATGGAGCAGATGGATTCTCGGCTTTCCGCCACGATGTTTGGCGCATTCAATGCGTGGCCCGTGTCGAGCGGCTATTCCAAATCCGCCCTTTTCCTGTCCTTCTCTCCGCAGGGCGCCACCTTCGAGGCATCGCTGGGCGACGCCGCTCCCTACGCGCTGCTTATCAAGGGTGGCCCGGCCCGGCGGCTGATCGGCGCACCGGCTCAGACAGCAGCAGCCGAGGCGATTGCGGCGGCATTACAGGCGGTGGCTCATGGCTGAGGGGTACGTCTTCAAGATTTCCGGGGATGTGGCCGACTACGCCAAGCAGCTGGCCACTATCCCCGGCACCACCGACAAAGCCGCAGCAGCAGCCGCGCTTAAGATGGGGCAGCAGTTCGCCAAAATGCAGGCGGACGCGGCTAAGAAATCTAAGACCGCAGCGAAGGACGCGGGCGACGCCTGGACCCAGACGGCCGGGCTCCTCAAGAATTCCGCCAAGGTATCGGGCTTCGGCGAACTGGGGGAGAAAGCCCATGCGGCCGGCGCCGCCATCGAGGCGATGCTTTCCCCGGCCGGCGCCCTGGTCGCCGGAATTGGCGCGGTCGGCGGTGTGGCGGCGGGTGCGGTGGTCGGCGTCACCGCTCTGGGCGCCGCGCTGGTCGAGTCGGCGCTGGGAGCCGAGGCCAATCTGAAGGCGCTTGAGGGCTTCAAGGCCATTGGTTCCGACTTCTACCCGGTGATCCCGCCCGCCACCGTTGCCAGCTTCAAAGCACTTGCGGCAACCGAGGACGCGCTCACGTCAATCGGTGAGCGGCTGTCTCTCTCGGCTGCTTCCTCCGTGGCACCCAGCCTGGAAAAAGTGGTCGACACGGTGGTCGGGCTGGCGCTGGAGGGCGAACGGCTTTTTGAGACGTTCGCCCAGGGTCAGAATCTTTTTGAGGTGCTGGCCACTCAAACCCTGGCTGGGCTGGTCCAGGCGCTTACGCTCCCGATGGCGCCGATGGTGGCCCTGGGCGACGCCTTCGGCAAACTGGCAGAGATTACCGGCGTACAACTGCCGCAAGGCGTCAAGCTGGCCATTGCCGACCTTGACCGCATCCGTGACGGCCAGTATGCCCAGGAGTTTGCGAAAAATGCCGTAGCAGCGGCCGAGAATTCCGGTGCTGTCCACTCCCTCGCCACCGCTCTTTCTGGCGCCACCGCTGAAGGCGCTGCGTTTATCTCGACCCAAGAGCGCGCCACTGCTGCCCAAAAGAACGCGGCAAAGGCGGCCAAAGCCGGAACAGACGCCCAGAAGGCCGCCGCATCGGCGTACAAGCAGGACGTGGCCGACGAGGAGAAGGCTCAGCAGTCCTTCGCCGCCGGGATCGCCTCGCTGGCAGCCGAGACAAAAAAGGCCGCCGACGCTCAGCTTACCGGCATGGACGCGATCAAACAGGCCCGCGCCGACGAACTTGCCGGCGTTCAAGCGACCTATCAAGCGACGTTGGCGCAGGCTGGCAATGATGCGCAGCGGCTCGCGGCTGTCCAGGCGTATGAGGCGGCGAAGGTGCAGGTGGTGGCGGAGTACGAGGGGAAGATCACCGAAGCGGAGAAGGCCGAAGCGGAGAAGCGGGAGAAGGCGATGGACGACGCAGAAAGCCTCCGGCAGCAGATGGTCCAGAGCTACCAGGGGTCCATTATGAGCCTCGCCGGCTCCGTGGCTGAGGCGTCCAATTTGGTTGCTCAAAGCATTGACCCCAAGAAGCACAAGGCCGCATATATGGCGGCTTTCGCAGCCCATAAAGCGCTGGCTCTTGCCCAGGCTGGGATCAACACCTTCATGGCGGTGTCCAACGCGCTGGCGCTGCCCTTTCTTCCCCCCGTTCCCGAGATCGCGGCGGTGGCGGCTGGGGTCGCGGGCGGTGTCGAAATGGCAAGTATTGCCGCTGCACCGCCGCCAAAGTTTCACATAGGCACCATGTACGCCACCCCGGCCGGGGGCCTGGCGGCGAACGAATTTGCCTCCACATTGGAGCGCGGGGAGATCGTGGTAGACCGCCAGACCGCATCCAGGCCCGGCGTGCGGGAGTCCGTGGCCGCGATGTCCACCGGCACGCCGATGGGCGGCACCCATCCCGACGACGTAGCGGAGGGGATGGACCGCTCCTCAGTCCCGATGCTCCTCCAAGCGCTGCTCTCCGAAATGCGGCGGGGTAATAGCCGCGCTCCCTCCCCTACTCCTGGCCGCCCAGGCCACAGGCCCAGCTATGGCTACTGACCGCTCTCGCTCGACTCTGCAGGCGCTGCTGGTGCAGGATACGGCCTGGGATTCCGGCTGTCTGGCCACGGATTCCAGCTACACCGGGATCTCCCCGCTGCCCGGCACGCCCCAACCGGCAGCCTCGACCTATGCGATGGGCCTGGGTGCCTCCGGTTCCTACGCCGACGCCACGAAAACGCTGACCGTCACCACCCAGCAGGGCGGCATAGTCGGCCGGCAAGGCGCAACATTCCGCTGGAAAAACGGCGGCTCGGACTACGGCTGGGACGCGCCCACCGTGATCTCCGGGTGGAGTCCGGTGGTGTGGTCGACCACCGACAGCAAAGAGCACACGTCGGTCCTGCCGCTCTCCGACGGGCAATTGCTGGTTGCGTGGGCACAAGGCACATTTTTTGATACGATTTACACCGCCACCCGCTCCACAGCGGGCGTCTGGTCGGCGCCATCGGCGGTCACAACGACTGGCTCATGGGCCGTCAGTTGTTGCCCCTGCCTTATCCAGCTTTCGTCCGGTAAAATCCTGCTTTATGCGTGGGTGAAAAACATTAGCGCGAGCACGGCTATTGTCCGGTGCCTCCAGTCCGACGACAACGGGGCGACATGGACCCAGACGGCCTCCGGCAGCTTCCCGGCTGCGGTGTCCACCGATGGCGCCACCGGCTACACGCTCAAGAGCTTGCGCGGCGCGGCGCTGGACGGGCAGGTGTTACTGGTGGTGTGGCTGGTCGACAATCGCGGCGTTCCTCCGCTGGCGACCGTCGACGAATTCCGGCAATATGCAAGCTCCGACGGTGGCAATACCTTCTCTTTGGTGTACCAGTCGTCAACCTCCACCGCCAGCGACGCGCGTAGCTGGCCTGCCGTCTGCACGGATGGCGCGTCCTTCTTCGTGTCGCTGCTCAACTACAACAACGACCCAACCATTTACACGCTTCCAAGTGCGTATCTAAGCATCGCCGACTGTACCCCCGCCACCATCTCGCTGGCGACGGCCACCCTGGAAACCGTGATCGTGTCCGACGAGACAGGGGTTCTCTTTCTGTCGGCCCGCCTGGAAGGCACCGGGAACCGGTGGGTAGCCTGGGCATCCACCGACGGCGGGGCGACCTGGGTGCCGATGGCGAAGTCTACGTTGGCCGCCTCTACCGGCGTGTGGTGGGATGCCGAGGACAACGACACTTACCCACAGGATATCCATAGCTGTTGGTATCGTGGGCAGTGGCTGCTTGTAGGCGGCTTTGCCTCGGCCCCATCGACCTACGGCGGCCACTCCCTCGCCTGCTACACCCTGGGCGGCTACACCACGGTCACGATGCCCGGCTACGACCCGCAGCGTACGGACGCGGAGCAGGTCACCTGGGGCCAGACGTGGCTTCCCCTGGACCTCCCCGAAGATTCCGGCTGGATCCGGACGATTGTGGGCACTCCTACGGAGTCCCTTTCAACCGGCCTCCTTGCGCTCACCGTCGGCGTCCCCGAGGCCATCGCCTACAGCGTGGTCCCCACCGGCACCGTTGACGGCGGCGTGATTGCGGAATGGGCGGCGACCGTCACCAGCGGCGCCTACCGGGTGCGTCTCCGCACTGCCGACGGCGCCAGCGGCTACCAGCTTACGGTGTCCTGCTCCTCCACTGGATTCACTGCGACCGACGGCAAATCCGGCACCGTCCTGGCCACCGTAAGCGCAGCCGGCGAAGTGTGGGTAAAAGCCAGCATCACCGCCGGGGTATGCTCGCTGTGGTATCGGGTGGCGACCGACCCGACCACCAGTACGCGGGCCTGGACCCAGGCGGTTACGGCGGTGGCGCTTACCGATGGCGTTGCGACGTGGGCGGCCAATCTGATTGATTGGGGCCACACTATCGGCAGCGCCCACGCTTCGGCGTGGCGTTGGTTCGCCTGGATCGACGACGAGGGCGCCAGCTATGCGGGCACCGGCCTAGGGTCTGCTTCCTTCCCTTCCGGGCTCCTCGGCCGGCGCTACTCCACCTCTCCCGTTTCCCTCGACGGCTCCACTTCGGTCCTCTCCACGTCCGGACCGACCTACGCGGGCGAATACTGGACCATCAAGGCCCGGTATGAGCATGGGCCTGACAGTATCTTCCCCTCGGTCGCCCCCTCGCCTCGGCAGGCGTGCTGGCTGGATTCTACAGGTTCCAACTCACTGGTTTTTGACCTGCACACCGGAGCCGAAGCGACCGGCCTCCTCGGTCGCCCCCTGGCGCTGGCGATGCTGGGCACCAACGCTCAGACCGCAAGCCTGTACGGGTGGACCGGCGCCGCGTGGACTCTGGTTGTGCAGTGGGACGCCACCGTAACGGGTGGCGCCGGATACGTCAGAAGCGGGCGTATCGTCGGTATTACTTCCGGCGGGACGGTGGGTTTCGTCACCAGAAACCAATGTGTTGGCTGGACCCTGGACCTGGGCGGCGGGAAGGTGCGGCGCGTGGTCGCCAACGCCGAAGGGCAGGTCGGCGCCACGTCCAGCTTTGCGGCCGCTTTCCAGATCGATGCCGACGGCACAGAGGGCACGTCTGGAACCTGCTACCTGTACTCTGATCGCGCGGTCGCTGTAGTGGCTCAGCCTTCGTCCTACTACCGTTTCAAGCTCACGATTGGGGCGACCACCACCCCAGAGGGCTATTTGATTCTGGGGAAAGTGCTGCTCGGGTCGCTGGCAGTCCTGGCGCGCCGCCCGTCCAACGGGCGTCAACTCACCTTCACTCAGCAGGTACAGACCACCCGGCCGCCCGGCGGCCCCCGGTCCTGGCGTAAGCTTGGCCCGTCCTACCGGCGCGTGCCGCTGGAGTTCGGCGAGCTGCTTCCCACCTCCCAGATTTTCGGCGCGTCCCCGGCCCCCGACTACGTGAAGCTATCGACGGCGGGCGCAGGCTCCGCTGCGCTCCACGCGGCTGCCCTCTCTGCGGTCGGGCTGGTCGAGGAGAACATGGGCCGCCATGTCTGCTATGTGGGCAACATTGCCCAGACATCCAGCAATACAGCCACGTCCAACTACTTCGATCCCCGACAGATCACCTACGGCCTGCTGACCGACCCGGGCACGCTGACGGTGGTGCGCGGAGATGAGGCATCCAGCGAGGTGCTGACGCTGGCCGGGGTCACTCTGGAAGAGGAGCCATGAGGCGCCATTGGACCCGGCAAGACCTTCAAGGCGCCCGCCTGTGGTGGGTCGCCTCGCTGACCGTCGGCGGCCGGGTATACCGGTGGGCCGAGTCTCCGCTGGCGGTCACCTCCACCACCGGCAGCCTGGCTATCGGTGGTGGGCTTCAGGGTGCTCACGTAGTCCAGTCGGCTCCGTGGCTCGGTCTGCAACCGGAGCAGCGGCAAGCGACGGTAGACCTCTCGCCTTCGGTGAGCGCAGATCCCGCGTCTCTGCTATCGGCCCGATATATGCTGGACCAAGCGTCTTTCGAGGTGTCCCTGTGGCGGGAGGGTGACACCTGGGAGGAGCGCCAAATCCTGCTGTCAGGCTTGGTCACCGGCTACGAATGGGGCGGCCCCGATGAGCTGCTGACCATCGAGGCCACCGAGTCGGCTACCCAGGACCGTGGGCTCCTTCCCGACCCGGGCGCGGTGGTGTCTGCCTCTACCTGGCCGACGGCTCCGACCGAGGCGGCCGGGCTCTTCTACCCCACGATCCTGGGCGCCCCCGGCTCCGACGGCACCATCGGGGCGGTCGCCCTGGTGGTCGAGACCTCCGGCTCTCCGGCCGTCGCGGCCACGCTGCTGGTGGCGGGTCACCCGGTCAGCGCCACCAGCGTCACCGTCACCGATGGCTCTCTCAGCGAGATATTCACCGTCACCACCCGGCCCGACGGCCTCGGTCGGCTGGTGTCTACGGTGGACCTGTCCACAGCAGCCGTGATCGCCACAGACCCCGCGCTGCCCTTTCAGGCCGCGTGGGACCAGGGCGGCGCCGGCCTGCTGTCGCTGTCGGGCTCCACGCCCGCCGTCGGTGCGGGCGCGGTTCTGGAGGTGGTCCTGTCGTTGTCCACATTGCCGATAGATCGCGGCTCTCTGGCCGCCGCCCGGGATACCCTGGACGCCTACCGGGTCGGAGCCTTCGCTCAGTTGCAGTTAAGCCCCCTGGACTGGATCACCCGCGCGCTGCTCCCGCTGCTGCCCATCGCAGTGCTCACCGGCCCGGATGGCTGGCGCGTCCTGCCAATTCCGATGGTCCCGACCCAGGCCGACACGGTGGCGACGCTGTACGCGGGTGACGGCTACACCCAGGTAATCCGGCTGGACCGTGCCCAGCGGGCGGGCTTTGACGACGTAGCCAATGAGATCGAGCTAAAATATAGCCTCAACCTGCTCACCAACGCATCCAGCGCCTCGGCTCGTATCTCTGGCGCGGGCTTCGCCGATGGCGCACATACTGACCTTACAAGCCAGCTTTCCAGGCAGACCTATGGACGGCGTGTAAAAACGCTGGAAACGGTGGCGGTGTACGACCCGCCGACGGCCTACCGCGTGCTGCGGTGGCAGGCTATCGCCTACGGCTTCACGAGGACCATTGTACGCTATTCCTGCGCACAGGAATATGCGTTCCTTTCGCCGGGCGCGTTGGTGTGGCTGGTGGACTCTCTCCTGCAGCTGGACCGCGCCGCCTGGGTCCAGCGGGTCGACCTGACATCCGACGGCCGCGTCGAGCTGGAGCTGGTGTGCTGGGAGGTGCCGCGTGACTGAGCTAGGCGAAAAGCAGGATAAGCATGGAGGCTCTCCTCACCCGGCGGTAGCCGGTTCTACTGGGGTCGTCAAATGCCGGTAATCTTCCGCCAGGGGTCTACCCGCGTTCTATCTGGCGTTCTCCGCTTCGCCACGGGCACGCTGACCCAGGTGGCGGGTGAAGCGGTCTACACCCCGCCCGGCGGTGGAGGTGGCGTGCCGACCACCCGCCTGATTTCCACCACGCTCCCCCTCGCCGGTGGCGGCGACCTCTCCGCAGATCGCACCCTTACCCTCTCCGGGTGGAGCGGCACCACCGACGGGCGACTGCTCTACCGCAGCGGCACGGCAGTTGCGACGGCAACCACGTCGGCTCCGCTCTCGTTCACGGCGGGGGCGCTGGCGATCACCCAGAGCGACGCGACGCATGACGGCTACCTGTCCGCTACGGATTGGTCGGTATTCAGCGCGAAAGTCGGCACCACACGCACTATATCGACAACTGCTCCGCTGGCGGGCGGCGGTGACCTGTCGGTGGACCGGACGCTTTCAATCCCCGCTGCCACCGCAGTCGCAAACGGCTACCTGTCCTCTACCGACTGGTCCACGTTCAACGCCAAGGAACCCGCGATAACCGCCGGTACAACCTCGCAATACTGGCGTGGCGACAAGTCCTGGCAGACGCTGGATAAATCGGCCGTTGGCCTCGGAAATGTCGAGAATACGGCGCTTTCAACGTGGGCCGGCTCCACAAACATCGACACCGTCGGCACCATCGCGACGGGTACATGGCAAGGGACGGAGGTTGCCGTGCTCTACGGTGGCACCGGCGCGGCCACAGCGAGCGGCGCACGCACGAATCTTGGGGTTGCCATCGGTACAAATGTGCAAGCATGGTCGACCAAACTGGACGCCCTTGCCGCCCTCGGAAATGGCTTCGCCTACCAGGGCGGCGGCGTATGGGGCGCAGCGGCACCGGGGGATCTGGCTGTGTCTGGCGCGTCGGTGCAGGTGACCCAGGCCCGTGGCCTCCGCGAAACCGCTGGCCCCACCACGCTTGCAATGGGCGCCGTGGCCGATGGCGCGCTTTTGCGCCGGTCGGGCACGTCGATCATCGGCGCCGCGATCGGGTCAGTTGTGCAGGCTTATGACGCTATCCTGGCCGGCGTTGTTGCGTTGGCAGGAACAACCGGCATCGTCGTCAAGTCGGCGGCGTCGACGTTTGTGACGCGCACCCTGACAGCGGGGTCTGGGCAGGTGTTGGTCACGAACGGCGACGGGGTATCAGGTAACCCGACTGTCGACATAGAAGCGGCTTTCCTATCCGGTCAGTACGCAATGACGTACATCGGCACAGATGGAAACACCATTTACAGCACAAACACCGCAACATCGGTAAATGGGACTACGTACACGCCAACAGGCACGAACAACCTGCCGGAAATGGTTGTCGCCGCGTCCACTGTCTCAACGGTTGGTCCAAGAACCGCGCAGCCGATTTACACGCTTTCCCAGGGCGGAACTCACCGCTATCAGGTGGTGACCGGTTCCACGCGCACAACGGTCCGGTGGCGCATGGGTTTGGCGGTATCGGTGGCATCCTTCGGCACCTCGCTGAAACCCGGAACCGCCGTCGCAATGGTCGTCTTTGACTCCGACGGCGGGCAGACCAACAGCGCGACGAATTGGTATCTACTGACCTACGACGGCGGCGGCGGGTCGGTCACTTACGTCGATACGGGCGTTGCGTGCGCTGTTTCGACCGCCTACGAAATCGAACTTATCCCCACATCTGCGTCCGTATCTGCCCGCGTGCGATTGACCGGTGGAACTTGGTCAAGTCCAGTTTCATCGTCCACATCTCTCCCATCGGCGGCGTCAACCGCATGTGACTGCGCGTTCCTGTCGCCAACGACAAACGTATCGCGTACCCTGAGCGTTCGCACGATGACCATGAGGAAGGCGTACTAAAATGCCGAGTCACAAAATCAGTGAGGAACTGTGGAGGTACACGGACCCAAACACCGGCCGGATCGTGGAGCAATACCCGATCCGGTGGGCGCGTGAGGGGGCGGACGTGTCGATCCAGATGGATTCGAATTCGTGGACGCCCTACCCACCCGCTCCCGGGTGGGAGCGTCGTACGCCCACAGCATGGAACCCGTCAACCATGCCGGTGGACCCCGACCCGCCGGATGTCACATAGCCGCCTGACAGCGCCTCCAACGCGCGTGCAGCCGCCGACCCTACTCACGGCAGGACCAAGCGGCCGCTGTCAATCCTGGGCCATCCTACGCCCACCCAACGCCGCCACCCCGCCCGGCCAACAGTTGCCGGATGGCGATGCGGCGGAGTTCGGCGTTGAAGGCTTCATCCGTAGCAGGCGCCCACACCCTGTCATCCTTGCGGACATCTACGATGTAGCACTTGCCCCACTGGATTGCGCCGAAGTCCAAAATGGTCGGATCGCGCACGATCGTATTGGTGCACGACTCCCGCAGCAA